TTCAGTATGTGTATGACCACACACGCTAGACATTAGGTTATTCTTCGCCTTGCTTTGTGCTTGACCGCCTTCACCGTGTTCGTATAATACATCATCATATACTACACTTTCTACCCAGTTCCAATTAGGTGTGCCTAATACTTCATTATAAGACCTTATCCAAGCTGATGGTATTCCACCTGTCATAGCTTTTCTAGCAGCCATACGGTCATGGTTTCCTATACAAACATCTGCATTTGGAAACGCTTTATACCATTTTTGTATCTTTTTAATTGCTAGTTTTAATTCATTACCAGAACTTAATCCATCTGGATCAGGCTCATGATATGAAAATCCGTGTGAATCTATACAATCGCCAATCATGATTACATGGTTACAGTTATAGGTTTCATACTGTTCTAAACACCATTCAAGATACCCGTCTAAACAGAATGGCTCGTGTAAGTCGCCTATTACTAAAACATTGCGTACTTCTTTTTCACGCATTTTCTGAATAGCAAGTATCTCGTGTGGTTTTAATCTGTATCTATTACTTCTTTGCACTATCTGCAATTCCTTGTCCTAGAACAAGTGTTAAACAAGCGTAAAATAAATTAGATGCAGTTGCTTCATCTACACCTAAATAAGTAACAATTAATGGTATTACAACAGAACTAACTGCGTACCAAAACTTTTTACTTTTCATCATTGTTAAAATTAGCCAATTTTTCATAGTTATCTATTTTTGATTATTAAATTAATTTCCTCTCCACCCAAATGTATAATTTCTTTCATTAACAAATCCATAGCTAATCTTGAATTATTAACACGGTTTTGTTCACGACTTTGTCCTACTAATATGCAACCTTGTGTGTCTTTTGCCGTATTACCTCTATGAAATAGTATATAGCTTCTATTAGGTACGTCTTTAACTAGCATATGTAGGTAATCTCTTGTAGCACTTTCTCTTGCCGTTCTTAATCTTACTTTGTATTCTCCTTTAGGAATACAACTTATATTTCTTTGGTTATCTAGCCATGGATTCTCTAATGTATCACAAAACAATTCACCGTTCAAATATAACTTACCAATGGTAGATTCTTCTGTAAATGTATCTCTTATTATTAAAAGATTTATAGGATAGTCCAAATTAAATGTGATAGATTTTGTACACTTTAACTCCTTTAACTTCGTGAACAAACTCCTTACGAACTTTAGGAATGTTCTCATCTTTTGTTTGATATTTAGGATTTTTACTGTTTAGTTTTCTTTTCTTCATACCTTATAAACTTATATATTGTAAAAGCTATTGCTAATGATAGCGAAATAAATGTTAAATATTCATTTGCTTCTACTAACGATATTCCTATTGCACTACCGTTTGCTAGTGCTACTTGTGCTGAATCTTGTATTTCTTTCATCTTTTTTTGTCTTACTTTTCAAGTAAGTTTTTAATTTAGTTATATTTATTTCTTTTACTTTATATCTTCTTTTCATTAGTAACTTATATCAGGTGTTAGAAAATTTCTTAAAGTTAATTTAGTGCCTTTTTGCATTGGTCTTTCTAAGTTCATTCCAGCATAATAAGCATTTTTATCAGGTGAAACATCAGCACCACTATTTGTGCTATATTCAGGAAAGCTAGATAAGTTATTTGTTACGTATTCTATCATACGTTCCATATAATATTCTCCAGTATTTAATACTTCTGATCTAAGGTGTTGTGCTTCTTCTGTACTTAACGCATTTCCTGTTTCTGATGTCTTACTATATATGTTTCCATTTTCGACCTTAAAACGCAAGAAAGGTATAGCATGATAAAAAGCAAAGTTAGGAAGCATATCGCCTATGTATGTGTTAATTAAAGTTGCATACGCTTCATTACCAGCATTATTAATTGTACCTGCTATTATAAGGTCTTTTAGCTTTTGTGTTAAATCAGTACCTAATTTAGTTTCTACATATAGTTTTTGTGCTTGTTTTACAAATGGTAGTAAAAACTCTACATCTACATTCATATTAATAGCCGTGCTATCTTTTAGTTTATCTTCTGATATAAATAATACGTATTGTGCCATATCTATCTAGGTTTTAAAAATCCTTTATTCTTCATTCTTTTTGGTGGTTTGTTTACTAATGGACTATTTTTTTCAGCAGTAAACCCTTCACTACGTGCTTTAGTATATCCTATTAATTCTGCGTCTTTTATTTTTGTGCTTACCGATACACCTAGTTTAGTTTTATAGATTTGTCTTAACCAATAATGCTGACAATTTCCACCACCTTTGTACTTAAATATATCGTATTTTAAAGCACCATTAGGTCCCCAGCCTATATTTCTTTTTTGTCTTTTAGAGTAGTAATAATCATTTACAACTTTATTTGACATTTTTAAAATATCTTCTTTACGGTATAATTTTTTAGCTGCTACCATTTTCTTACAAAAGTTTCTGTTTTGTCCTGTCTTAGCAACTAAAAATGGATCTTCTGTATATACATATCTAACTCTAAAATAGTCGTAAGTTTTTTTACTTATACCGTCTTGTTCGCTTTTAGCATCAGGTATTGCTTTACCAGTACTTGCTAATTCTATTTTATTATGTGTAGCTTTATTTAATGTTTCTTCAAAATCAAAATCTTCGTGTTCATCTACAACTTTTTCTTCTTCTACTAATTCCCATTCTTCTGGCATATCTTCACCGTATTCTTCTATAAACTTATCAAGTTCTGTTAGTTCAGCTAATTCTTTTTTTGCTTTTACAGGTACACAATTAGGTACTTCTCTACCATCTTTTATTTTTGTGCCTATTGCTTCATAGCCTGGTTGGCAAGGATTAGGTGTTATAAATTCTTCTTTACAATTACATTTATTTAAACTTGTAATCTGTTCGTGATTCTCACAAGGCATATAGTAAGTTTTACCGTCTTGTTTATGCTCGTGGTGTCCTTTACATCCCATTTTTTTAGCTTCAGCTTCAGCTTCTTCTATACTGTCAAATAAAGGTAATTCTACACCATCAGTTATCATACTACCTACTTTAGCAAAATCTTCTTTAATTTCTACATCTAAAGGTTTTAATCCTAATTCTTCTCTTATTTCATCTTCTGTCATTACTCCTTTTAAGTCCTCGCTAGTAAATTCTAAAGTAATTGGTTTTAGTTGTATAAAACTTATTGGCATATCCATATTGTTTACTTGGAATATTTTTCTAAGTGTTTTTATGATATGATTTTGGTAAGGTTTACATACGGTGTTTAAATAGTAATTTGCGGCACTATTAAGTTCGTCTACATTAGAACCTAATCCTGTATCGTTTTTAATCCCCATAAGCATAGGACTTGTAACACGGTGTGCTGTAAGTATGTTTTGTACTAAAAGTTCTTGTAAAGCTAAATATTGCTTGTCTAAATCGCTTGTAGATATTGGTGTAATTTCTGGTGTTCTTGTTTTATCATCACTAAAAGTTAAAATAAATTTACCTGCATTTTCACTACCTGTAAACTTTTGTGCTAAACTTCTTTCAACTTCCATTCTTTCTTCTCTTGTTGGAATACCATTTGCGAAGCTAAATACGTAACTCCCAGAAAATCCTGAATTAATATTATTAAGGTGAAATTCTGCTACTTTTTGATCTATTAAACTCCAATTATTTCCTGCTAGATAATCACAAGTGTGATATGCTGCCATATTAGGAGAATAAAGTCCTGTATATAATATTTGACTTGGACTTGTTCTATCGTTTACATTAAAAGCTGGCACTCTATATGGTTTGTGTTTTCTAGGATTACTCCAATCTGCACTTATATAATAACCTGTTACTCTACCCATCTCATCTGGTCTTTCTACTCTAATTTTTTCGACAGGAACGTGGTATATTTCTGCTATTTGTGTTCTATCTTGCGACCATATAATATTAAGTGCAAAAGCACCTTGTAGCTTGAAGTCAAAAGCTATTTTTTTAACTACCTCGTTTAGTGTTTCTTTGCTATTAGCATTAGCCATAAATTGCTTTAACTTAACAATAGCATCTAAATTTCTTTCGTTTTCATCATCTATTATCAAATCTTCTCCTGCTATCATTTCAGCAGTAGCATTAATTATAGCCGCATTTGTAGAACTGTTGTAGTAAAGGTCTATTATAAATTGTGGATATAAGTTTCTCCAATCTTCTGTTCCAAACTCTACATAGTTTTTACCGTGTACTTCTTGTACCATTGGTGCAGTTGTAGCACCTAAGTTTATGCTTAATATTCTATCTTTCATTATGTTAAATATTCATAAAGGCTTTTTCTATTTGCAGCAGTTAATGCTCTACCTTTATATATTAATATATTTTTAGTATAACCTACTAATTGGTTTGTATCGTCTGCTGCACTACCTATATTGTCTATTGTAAAAGCATCAGCGTCTGTTAAAGAAGTAGAACCCCACGCTTTATCACTATAACCACCACCATTAACATATAGCCTTAAATCACCTGTTGAACCATTTTCTCTTGTAAATATAATCGTGTAAAAAGTATTAGTAGCGATAGTATCTGACGCTTCTGTAAAGTTGTTATTTCCAGCACCACCTATTTTACATCTAAATCCACTAGCCGAATTAATCCTAAAAAAGTTAGAACTATCTGAACCATATATAGCTTTAGTTGCTAAACTACCAAACATAACCTCAGTAACTATACTAAAATCTTGGTTAGCTGCAATAGACATTGTTTTATCTAAATCCATATATTTAGTACCCGTAAAAAATGGCATATAAGGATAAGATGCTGACAATCTATTCCATTCTGGTTTATCTTCTTCAGTTTCCATTATTGCATCATAACTATTAGACGTAAAATCTGTCCAAGCATTTATTTTATCGCCTTCTTCCATTGTATTAGCTACCGTAGAATGTACGGGGTCTAATGGATTACCTAATGAATCTTGGTCGGCTGTAATATTCATATTGAATTTTAGCCACATTTCTAAATTAGGAATATCAGATGGCATAAAGCCACTTGTTTCTTTCATAGATACTAAACTGAGTGCTTGTTTTAATGCTAGCATATCTTATGTAATTATTCTTTATAACCTATACCAATACCACTTGTTAAAGTTATTGCAGTAATATTCATAAATAAAGTAGTTCCAGCTGGCATTGTGGTTTGCAAAGCACTTTCACCTGTTGCATCTGCTACTGTTATTGCTGATATTACACTTTCAACAGGAAATTGAACACAGTAAAAATCTTTACCTGTTTGTGCTGCTGTTGTGAATACAACTGTACCACCATTTTTACCTAATTGTTCTGTTAATAGTTGTTGTACGTTTTCTATTGCCATAATTTATTTTTTATTGTCCGTAATATATATAATTGTCTGCTTCTGGTGCAACATATTGTGTATATTGTACCTGCTCTTGTCCACTTTCTTCTGTTACATATAACTTGCCATTATTTACTATTCCTTGCACTACACCTTTACTATCTGCTGCTGGTAATAACGCATCATTTTCGTTAGCTGGTGCTGTACTAGCTGTTAAAGTTGCTGTACCTTGCCAAGATACTTCGTATATCTCGTACTTCCAATATCCGTTAGGCACTAAATTAACTGCACCTGTATAAACATCTTGCGTTGTATTATGAACTAATTTTAGTTTACTATACCTATCAAAAACCGCTTGATTTTGTGCATAACCATAAATAACCGCACCAGACATATCATTTGTTAGTTTAAATAAATATCTAATTTGTGCAGTTGTTACCGTAGTATCTATTCTATTATCTTCTGTTGAAACATAAAACACATACGGTGATGATTTATAAGTTGCTTGTAACATATTAATATATAGAAAAAACGCTTTTTTATTTGCTATATAAAGAAAAAGGTGGCAATAAAGCCACCTAAATCAAGAAATATGAAAACACTAATCAAAGTGAAGTATGTTTACGAAGATACTACAAATGGTGTTGCTTTATTTGCAAATCCTGAATTGTCAAATATAGATGTTGTGTAATCTTCTAAGAACGACATTGGTCTACTTTCTAATCCTGTAAAGGTTAAAGTATAACCATTTCTATCTCCAAAAGCTGCACCTGTATCAGCTGAACCACTATTTAAATCTAAACCATTTTCAAAACCTACACAAAGTATAGCATCGTGTCCACTAGCTAATTTTTGATTTAATTCTACTAACATTCTAACTTTAGTTTGTCCTAGTAGTTTTATTTGGTTTTGATCTTCTTTAGTAAGTTTGTTAAGCATAATATTTACAGTTGGTGTGTAGAATATTGTACCGTTTTCAGTTGAACCTGTTATAGCATCAGATACTGACGCTACACCTAACGGCATAACGTATTTGTATATACTTTTACTATTCCAATCTATATCATCAATTTGTCCTGGATTTGAGCCATCATAAGACCAATCTGTATCTCCAAAATCTGAGTAAACGGAAAAGTAGACGTTTTTCACGCCACCTGCGATTCTGTCGCAAGATAACCCTCTTCCCCTCGTTAAAGCTGTACAAGACATATTATTATTTTTTTAAAAGTTAAGGAAGTGGCTTTTACACCACTTCCGTATTATTTGTTTTACGATTGTCTTACAATATCTGCACCTACTCCAGTTTGTACACCTGCTGAATATCTAGCTACTACTCGCATATTGTCTGAACCGTCAAGATTAGCCATATCTAGCATCTGTATTCTTGTATGGTCTGATAATAAATCAGTACCAAAGTAAATATTTGATTTTTGTGCTGCTACTAATTGGTTATCAACCATACCTGGACATACTGCAATTTTGTAACCTTCAAATACAGGTTCATAATCGCCATTCATATTATAAGCATTAACATATCCTAATGTAGATACTGCTGAAATATACATAGCGTAAGTTTTGTTGTTCATATAAATATGTAAATCTTCTTTTCCTAATATAGCTGAAACATTAGCTGCCATATCCGTAGTTAAAGTTTGTAAGTTAGCTATAATGTTAGCTGCTGTATAAGCACCTGAAGCTGATGATTGAATAACTGTTGCATCAGCATTAGTACCTGTTGGTAATAAATATCCATTAGTATCTAAGAAGCCTTGAAACTGTCCTGTTGTTCCACCTGCTCCATTCCAAACGCTTTCTTCTGTTGCTTGTGCAATAATCTCACCTAAGTAAGAAATTACATAGTCATCAAAAGATGCTGGTGGTGGTGCGCCTGCACCTGCTCTCATTTGCATAGCTTCCCAAGAATCTAGTAAAGTTGCTTTACAAAGGTCTATATTGATTTGTAAGTTTTTTGGCTCTAGGACTTTCTCAGTAAGTGCTAATGTACCTGCATCTGTAAAATCACAAGTTGCATCAACAACTAAGTTTGATCCCGCCATTCTTTGAATGTTAGATTTATACTTAACATTTTCCATAGTAGTTAAGTAATCTAACGACTTCGCTTCTTTTAAAGCTGCTGAGATATAAAACCCTGCTGCTTTTCCTGCGTAGTTTGATGTTGTAGTAAACGCCATTTTTTAATTTTTTAAGTTATTAATTTATTTATTTAAGTTATATAAGAATCTTTCTTTGTTAGATAACTTATTATATTCTTTTCTGCTTAGTACAGGTCTTTCTGCACTAAATTTATTTGGATTTATTGGTGTATCAGCTGGTGATTTACCTAATTCCGTTTTAAGTTTTTCGTTTTCTTCTTTCAACTTTTTTATTTCATCTTCTGCTGAAAATTCTACTACTTCTGTTGTTTTAGTAGTTACTGTTTTAGGACTATCTGATTTTGTTTCTTCTACTGTTTCTTCAGACATTTCTTCAACATCTCCTGTTTCACCGATTTCTCTCTTAATATCTGCTACTGCATCTTCTAAGTTTTTGATACGTTTTTCCATACCTTTCCAATCAGCTACATCTGCTTCTTCATCATATTCGTCTTTATCTTCTTCTTCTAATTCTTCCTTATTGTCAAAATCAGCTTTTTCGTATGCTTCATCAGCTTCTTTTTGAGCTTCTATTTTTTCTTCTGTTTCGCTTTCCATAACTTCACCAACAATACCTTCTTCTTCAACTCTAAAAGATACTC